AGATTGGTTGTTTTAAAATGAGAAATGATATGAGAGTTGAAAGAACATATACTCTTATGTTAGAAGAGATAGAACAAGTAGAGGAAATTAAATGAGCACACTTCATATTCATTCACAACCACAGCCACATGAAGCCGCACGTATAACTGGAACAAGAGAAGCTTTAGAAGCTTTGCAAAAGGGGATTAATCAACTTATCTCTTCTGGTAAGTCAGAAAAAGAAGTTTCAATCAAGGTTGATTGTCAAGATGGAGAACGTTATGACCTTGTCGTGCAAATGAAATCAAGTCTCGAAGATGACAATCTTCCTTATATTTCTTGCGATAAATGGGACGGAGAGAGCGTATGAAAGAACAGCATAACAATTCTGTAGAGCTTTTAGGATATTACGGGGGAGATTTACAACATGCAATGTCTGCTTGGACTTCAACGGTTCGTGACATTGATGAAGCTAAACTTGGTAGAATGCCAGCTCTTCTTAAGATGCTTGCAGAAAACCATCATGAAACTCCATTTGAAAAGTCCAGCCTACATTTCCTTGTAACAAGCGAAATCGCCTCACATATCCATATTATCAAGCATCGTATTGGTGTCTCAGTAAATGGTGAGAGTGCTCGTTATAAAGAACTTAAAGACGACAAATATTATGTCCCGCAGGATTGGGATGATGAAGAAGTTAATCTTTATGTAGAACACATGGAAGGCAGCCTTAAGAGTTATCACGAATGTTTAAATCGTCTTGTAGCTAAGGGAGTATCTCGTAAGCGGGCTAAAGAGAGTGCCAGATTATATCTTCCATATGGCAATCAATTAACGGCTGATGTAATGTTTAACTTCCGTTCGTTTGCTCATTTCCTTGGTTTGAGATATTCTACTCATGCCCAGATAGAGATTAGAGATATTGCGAGACTGATGCTTGAACAGGTAGTCGCTATTGAAGGAAATCCATTCCAGCATACTCTTAAAGCGTTTAACTTAGTTGATGAAAGTGGAAAGATTAGAGAACCTTTTGAATGAGCTTAATATTTAACGAATATGGCATTCAATTATAAAACCGGTCCAAATAACGCTGCGGAATATCAAGCAAGTGGTTTACCTTACGTTACTCAATCGGTAGCTACCACTTCCCCATTTAATATTCAATTTCCATTTGTAACTAATGAACTAACGGTAAAAAATAATACTGCCGGTATTTTAAGAGTTGGCTTTACGGAAAACGGTGTTAATGGCACCAATTATTTTACATTACCGGTAAGCGGTTCTTACAATGGTAGATTGCGTGTAACTGATATCTTCATTCGTTCTGACGCAGGAACTGTAAATTATGAAGTCGTTGCTGGACTTACTGGTATTCCAAGACAAGAATTCTATATTCTTACTGGTGCTCTTAACGTATTCAGCGGCTCCGAAGCCCAAATCCTTCAATATGGTCTAAAAGGCTTAGGATACAGCGGAATTGGTTGACACAAAACGTATCTTTCATATAACGTTATTAAGAAGACAGGATTAAACTCCTGTCTTTTTTCTTTTGCGTATATAAAATGATATTCGCATATGTTAAGCTTCTTTCTAATCAATAGAGGAAGAAATGGGAAAATATAAAGAATTAGCAGAACAAATTGGCAATCTTGTAGAAGAGAAAAATGCAGCTTATGGAAATTCATTTGATCAAGCAGGAGAGTTTCTAAGACTACTATATCCAAACGGTATCCCTCCAGAAGCATATGGCGATATGTTATGTGTAGTTCGTATCTTTGATAAGCTTAAGCGTATTGCTACGAATAAAGATGCCTTCGGTGAAGATCCAAAGTCTGATTTACTTGGTTTAGCAATTAGATTGATTGAGATAGACAATCCATCCTTTATGTGATTTATATTTTTTATATTTTTGATTTCCTTCAGATGCTTTAATCATTTTTCTTATATAGCTATAATCCAAACTTTGTTCTTTACAAAAAGAAAACAATTTGTGTATTTCATACACTTGCCCTTCTTTATTGATCAATTTTATTGATTTTAGTTTTGGGCAAGTGTATGAAATATTTTCCGGCAATCTCCATCCTTTTATGGACTTTATCTTACCAGAAATTACTTTACATAAATTTGTAAGTGCAACATTGTATTTATCTGCCAAATCAGATAAACACATATCATCTTGAGTAAAGATTTCGTTCTTTGGAGAAAGTAAAACATAATTTCTCTTTTTAGAGAGCATATATTCTCTTTGTCTCTTTGAAATGATATCTTTTAATTCTGGTCTATTAGAATGATAAATTAGCATTTCTTTTCTTCTTTTTTCTCTATTTTCAACACAAGAATAATGTTTCTTAAGAGCAAGTTTTATTTTTTTAGATTTACGTTCAACAGTTTTTTTATCAAATTCATCAGATAATGGCGGTATAATTCCGCCACCTCTACTGTTTAATAACATTAATTTTTTTCTTTTTGCTGGTTCTTTAGGAACTAATTCCAGTTCTAATTTATATGCCGCTTCTTTGCTAAGACCTTCATATATTATTTGCATATATGCATCAGAATATTTGCGAATAAATCTTCCTACATGAGTTTTGCTAACTTTATGCGTTCCCCAACGTTTATTAGGATTATGTTTCTTACTATAAGAAGAAACTCCAATATATTTACGTAAATCTCCTGTAGTATCAGGTCTTTTTATAACATAAACAACATGATTTAAAATCATAAATAATCTCCATATACTTATATAGTAAGACACAAAGGAATATACATGAAAATAGAAGAAATATTACAAAATGCAGTTCAGACTTTTTCTGAAAAAAGAAAACAATATGGTTCAACTGATCAGTTAGCGTCTGCGATGCTTAAACTGGCATATCCAAATGGAATTACGCCGGAAAAATATAATGATGTTCTTGTTTTTATTAAAATTACTGAAAAATTAATAAGAATTAGTTCTTCTGACATTGAAGAACAATCAAAAAGCGATGCTTATGGAGATATTATCGGATATGGATTGTTAGGTTTACACAAAGATAAGCTTGCTGGAAAGAAAACGCCAGAGCAACAAGTTATTCCCCCTGTAGCGCCTCTTCCAAAGCTTGTTGAGACTAAGCCCGTAGAGCAACCGGCTCCTGTGCTTCCGGTTACCCCAGCGCCTCTATCGGGCGTGCAGAAGGCAATAGAGCACGTAGGAACAAAGAAGGAAGTGTTGCCAGCATCTCCACCCCCGCCTCCACCTGTTTCTGCGCCAGTAGCTCCACCATCTGTGGCAGAAACGGAACAAAGTTCCTTAAAAAAAGGAGAGGACGCCCCAGTAAAAAAGCCTAATTGTGCGCTCTGTGGGTTGTTGGTAGAAGGCACAATTCCGGAAGAAGAGCTAAAAGCCGGTAAGACTATTGTTCACAATGATTGCTATAGCAAGTATTTGAGAGAACAAAAGGCAAAGGCAAATACTTGATATGGAAACGTTTTTAATAGTTGCCAGCTACTTTATAGTTTTTAGTCTGGGTTATATTATATCAAGAATGAATATGCCTGCCCCTATTGCAGTTACGGTTCATAATCCTATAACTCAAACGCCTGTAGTTCAAACTATTAGTTCATCTCCAGTTGCAGAAAAGCCAGTTAGTTTTTTAAGTAGAACAGCAGAGCAAAAGCCTATATATGGAGGCATTCGTAAGATTGAAATTGATGATAGCAAGTTTATAACAGAAGTCAAAACTGATAGTCTTGAGAAGAAATTTGATGATCTCGGTAATACGACAATAGCAAAAGATGAAAGCTTAAGTGCTAATGTCAATAAACTTGCTTCATTAAAAAAGTCTAAAGAGGACTAAATCGTGGGATTTAAAATATTATCAACAGAAGAGTTGGAAATAATGCAGGGCAAAAAGACAAAAGAAAAAAGGAATAAGAATATGACTAAGCTAGGAAAGGGTTTAGACGTTGGCACATCATTTGTTGTGTTGGCTTCTGAACAAGAAGAAGGTTCGGTAGAATATAAAGATTTTCGTGATGCATTCTATGTAATCAAGCCAGCAACCCCAATCGCTACAAAGATGATTGAAAAGGGTCTTGCTGGGAAGATTTTCGTTAAGGATGCTGATGGTTCATTTGTTATTCTTGGAAAGGACGCTATTGAAAAGGCTGTAGAACGTAACGATAGTGCCAAGCGTCCCATGTATAAGGGTGTTGTATCTTCTAAGGAGAAGGATGCTCGTAGGGTTCTATCCTATATTCTCAAGGAAGTAGCTGGCAAGCCTTCTGAACCCGGTGAAAAGATTGTATTCTGTATTCCTGCTCAACCTATTGATCAGGAAGATGACGAGTTTGACGTTGGATACCATGAAGACGTTGTTAAGAAGGTTCTAACAGATATCGGATACGCTCCAAAAGCTATTAACGAGGCAGAAGCCCTTTGTTATTCAGAGCTTGAGAAGGACGATTATACCGGCGTATGCTTATCATGGGGCGCTGGTATGGTTAACGTCTGCGTAATGCTTAATGGCGAACCTGTATTGACTTTCTCTACCACAAAGAGCGGCGATTGGATTGATCGTATGTCTGCTGTAGCTACTGGTCAAACTGATAGCGTAGTTCAAGCCGAAAAGGAAGGCGGAGAATTTACAATCGGCAAGCCAAATGAAAATCAGGTTCTTGCTGCTGTATCTTCTTACTATGAGCGGCTTATTGATTATACCACCAAGCAACTTGCCGCTGCCCTATCTGATCATAAGGATCTTCCTAAATTCAAAGACCCTCTACCTGTAGTAGTAGGCGGCGGAACTACCCAGGCTAAGGGTTTCGTTCGTATGTTTGCTCAAAAGCTTGAAGATAATGAATTCCCAGTTCCTCTCAAGGAAGTAAGACACGCCTCCGATCCGTTGCACGCCGTCGCACGTGGTTGCCTTATTGCTGCTCAAATAATGTGATAATATCAGATACGGTTAATATTTAACCGTATGTTGTCCGAAACAGAACATCTGGTTTATTTCTACAAAGCCAAGATCAATAGAGTAATTGACGGAGATACTGTTGATATTCTAATTGATCTTGGCTTTGGTCTTTTAAAAAGTGTTCATGCTCGTCTTTGGGGAATTAATGCTCCAGAGATATCACGTCCAAAAGATGAAGAAGAATTGTTTCGTGGTTTACAGACAAAAGCTCGTTTAGAAGATTGGTTCAAAGATAATGCACCTACAGGTGATATTATTATTCGTAGTCATAATGGCAAAGAACTTAAACAAGAAAAATATGGTAGATGGTTGGTAGAAATATATCCGGTAGGATTTACAAAAGAAACTGTATCTCTCAATGACACACTTGTTAAAGAAAATCTTGCCGTTGAATATATGCGTTGAAAAGAGGCAAATAATGTTTGAAGAATATGATCCCATCCCTGGAATGGTTTTAATCTTCTGTTGTTTTTTCTTATACGTTTTGGGTTACATTCCCTAAACTTCTTCTTAAAGGAATGGTTATGTCTGAAGAAACAACAACAACTGAAACTAACAGAACGCTTTATAAAGTTGATGATAACATCATCGGCATGGTAAGAGAGCTGGTTCAGCTTTCTCTGCTTACTGGAACCAACATCATTGATCATTTACGTTCAATAGTTGTAGAGGTTCATCCAGAGGACAAGAGATATCTTACTCTCTGTCCAGAATATGTTGAGAGCTACAACAAGATGGTTGAAGGTCTTAACAAGCAAGCTGAGACGCAAATGCAAGAGAATGAACAAAAGCTTGCTGATACGGAGCCGACCCCTCCTTCGTTACTTGATTGAAAAAATAGTTTATCCTTCTTCCTCCAAAGACTGAAACCCCGGAAAGCCCCAGATTTCCGGGGTTTTTTATTGGTTTAAATTCTAACTTAAGTCTGCTATATTTAACAATATGACGAACTACACGATTATCTACTCGTTTAATGGCTCTGTTGTTTGGGAGACGGTTAGGGCAGCATCCGTTGCAGATGCACGCCGCCGTTTTAGGGCGCAAAATCATAATTTCTTGACGGTCCTTGACATTTTCGCAGCCTGATTAATTTACCGTTTTAAGGAGAATTGAATATGGTTGGCGATCTTGAAAAACTTTTGAACAAGGGCGATAAGCTCAATATGAATGTTTTGGGCAAGCCTTATGAAGTTGAGGTGCGTGAGATTGACGTTACTGAATATGAGCGTCGGTATCTAATCGCTTTCTCTGATAAGCCTGGCGATACGAAGTGGATTAATAATACTATTGTGCGTCAGTTTAAGTTCACCAATTGAATAGTTACAATTAAGAAAGAAAAGGTAATATATGCGTCTATCATGGGCAGGTAAGTTGTTGGCAGCGGGTGTAGCTCTTAGGCTGGCAGAAGCAGGTTTGCGTAAGGCGGCTGATAGTATTGATGATGATAGCAGTAGCGGTGGTGGGCACGTTGTTCTTACTGTAGCACAGACTACCGCAGCGCAGAATTATGCAGACAGTCAGGGAATTACTCTTCGTGAGGCTGTTCTCCGACTTTATAATCTTAATCTTATTGACTGATTAAATGATAACTCCCGGCTATTATAAACGTGAATGTAAGTGGAACCCGACTTCGGGTAAGCTTTATCAAAATTATTATACGCCGGGATTTATTTTTAGCAATCTACCAGCATATCCAAGCCCATATGGTCGTGGGCACAATTATAAGGAATATGAGCGGATCCCGCACAGGGATATCTTCATGTTTGTTGGTGGTCCCGGTGGTCGTCAGCGTTGCCCCGATTATTTTGCAGCTTATAAGGTATTGTGGGGCGAACGCCTGGGGTGGTTGATTTATCCAGAATATTTTGCAGAAGACGGATATCATCCTATTGACCCAATTCGCCTATAAAAATAAGGGTTTTATTTTTCTTTTTATTACTTGAAAATATGTCCTCCACCTGCTATTCTGTATATAGATAGAGAGAAGGAAAGAGAGAGATTATGTCGGTCAAGGTTGTTGCTGCTCCCCGTCGTGTTCGTGGCGTCCGTGTTGAGCGTGCGTGCTCGGCTTGTGCTGCGGTGTTCTCGTATGTGCCTTCGGACGTGCGTGAGGGTGTTTCGCAGGGTGATGGACGTGGGTATGGTGTGAGCCAGTATCGTATGGTTCGCTGCCCCTGCTGTCGGAAGGCTAATGACCTTCGTAGCGCCGAGGAACGGCGTCAGGCTGATGCCGCAGAACTTGCAGCGCAGGTTTACGATAACGAGCGTTATTGATTAATCCTTAAAAGTCCTAACCCAAGCTATAAAGGAAGAAAAGAAAATGAACTTTACTGCCCGTCCGGTTGATGTTTACGGAATGTCCCTTGCACTCCACGTTGATAATGTGACGATTAATAGTGTGCTTTCTACGTTCGCTGCTGGGCGCATGGAAAGCTGGGGTGAGCCCGAAAAGGGTTACTCTAACTACGATATCGGTTTCGTTTGCGAGGAAACTGGTGAGACGTTTTACGTTTATGATCGTTGGGGCGCTGTGCGTATCGGTGCTCATAATCCGGATAGTGCTGGTGTTCGTGAACTTGCTTCTTTTCTTGTGAATAGCCTTTCTAACTGATAAGGAGAATGCATATGCATTGCCAGAAGTGTTCCGGTGAGGGTCGTGTGATGGTTCAGGACGAGGGCACCCATTGGCATTGGGAGGCTTGTCCGGATTGTAACGGGTTTGATGATATGGCGGTTGCTGGCGATAGTTTCGGTGACGTGCCTCCCTATATGTTTTGCACGGATAACTGCGACGACCTTCCCTGGTGATTATGACGTATAACCTTTACCTTGACGATATCCGTAATCCTCCTGCTGATAGGGATTGGCTTGTGTGCCGCTCCTCTCAGGAGGCTCTTGATCGGATTGTTGAAAACGGTATGCCTTCGTTCTTTTCCTTCGATCACGATCTCGGAGAGGATGATACCACGATGGTATTTCTTCGCCGCCTTGTGAACGAAATGTGGGATGGGGTTTCGGTTCCGCCCGAGTATCAGATCCACTCTGCAAATCCTGTCGGTGTCCAGAATATTCGTAGCTTTATGGATAGCTGGCGAAAGAGCATGAGCCTGTGAGTTTTAAGCCTGGGAATTTGGTAAGAATTCGTCGGGCTTTGCCTTTGTCTTTTGTTCGATGCGTTAATCTTCATACCGCAGATTGGCATGAGTTTTATTCAGAACAAGTTGCCATTTATCTTTCATGGGGCGGTTCAAAATATAATGGTGCTACGCAGGTTGCCCACATTCTAATCGGTGACGTTAAATGCTCAATCGATGAAAGCGAAATTGAGCTTGTTCCTACAGAAGAATAAAATAGTTTATATTAACGACAAAATCGGATAAGATATTAATATGTCATTGGGATTGTGTTGCCAATTCATCGAGCCGGTTCGTAAGCGCACCGGAAATGTCGTTTATAAGAATATCATTGAGGAGAAGACCTTGCAGCTTGGTGCATTCAAAGCTGGCAAGTATCCCCTCTCTCGTATTCGTTCTACCTATCATCATAACGTTGATCAGCATATCAAGCTTGTGCCAAAGCTTGTTGCTCTTAATATTCGTTCATTCCGTCTTTCGTCCTGTTTGCTCACGCTTTGGGATATGAACAGTAAGATGATTAAGGATGATGATATCCTCGTAGGTAAGCTTGGAAAGTTGGGCAAGCTATTTGCCGATAATAGCATCCGAGTTACAACACACCCTGGACAGTTTACAGTTATTTCCAGCGATAACCCAAATGTCGTCAAGAACAGCATCACAGAGCTTGAATATCATGCATGGGTATTTGATGCTATGGGTCTACCCCTTTCAAGCTACGCAGCTATTAACATTCATGGCGGCAAAGCAAATCGTTCAAATGCTATCGTAAGCGTATATAAGTCCCTCCCTGATAATATTCGTTTGCGTCTGACCTTGGAGAATGACGAGAAGTGTTATAGCGTTCAGCAGCTATTGGACGTGCATGATCGTTGCGGTGTTCCAGTAGTGTTTGATAGCCACCATTTTACTTTCAATACCGGCGATATGTCCTTTGCTCAGGCTTTTGATGATACTCGTTCTACCTGGGGTAAAATCAAGCCTTTGCAGCATATTAGCAATACGGAGCCTGGGTTTGAGAATGCGGCATTTAATCAGAAGCGTGCCCATTCCCAGTATATCCATCGTATTCCAGATATGCAGCTTGAAGCCATGCAAGCAGATACCATTGACGTTGATGTAGAAGCAAAGCATAAGAACCTTGCATTGCTGGATATGCGAAGCAAGTTTAATATTTCCTGCTGATATTTAACCCTTGAGAAGTCAGGGGTTTTTTGTT